TGCGTTCAAATCGAATTTGAATACAACGTCTTTGCCTGCGATTTTGAGGCTTTTCTTACCTTTCATCCTATGAGATAGTTACTTTCTTCAATTCGCCAGTTCCAGTGAAAGTACCGCTAATGCTTGCGACATCTTCATTGGGAGCGCCGATAGATACGGAAGTCATACGAGCATCTCCGTAATATGCGACACCGGCATCAGGAAGGAAGCGAACCGCGACAAGAGTTTGAGCCGTTAAATAACCTGCTAACTCTTGAACATTCCCAGTAGAATAATCAAAAGTAGCCAAGCCATCAACGTCAATACTCCAAGACTTTTGTCCGGCGATATTTTCAGCCCAACCTGCACTACCTTTTGTAGAAGCATCGGGAGCATCCATTTCGATATTTAGAGTTGCATCAGTAGTCGAGGCTATTGCCGAGCCTTGAGCGTTTACTAATACAAGCGTTCCATTTATAGCCATTTTTCTAGTATTAAGTTGTTAATTGTTGTTAAATATACGAAAATTTGTCCAATTACTTCTCTTCGATTTTATGCCGGAAGCGAATCTCCCTTATCCAATAGGTATAAGTTTCGGAGAACTCCTTACGAAATATGTCATTATCTACCACCGTATAAACCACATCGAAGTTGCTCATATCAAAAACATCCGATCGCGTTCGTAACGTTTGCTTGATCGTGTTCACTATCGCATTGATGTATGTCCGAGTTCCCGAATCGAGTGCGTATCTGTCCACTACCGAAAGAGAAAAGGTTGCCTCATCTATAAAGTCGCTTTTTGTGCTTGAGTCCGTTAGAGTCGTATCTCCGAACTGTACGTGCGGATAAGTAGCATCTGCCGGAGCTTCATCGTACACATCGACCGCTAAAGCATCGGATAATAGCGTGTAATACGCTTGCTGGAGTTCTGTGGTTGGATCTTTACTCATTTTCTATAAGGTTAATTTCAAAATCTACGGTCATTGGTCCGGTATTACTTTTTAGCTTGCCTAAAAATCCAAAGTCTGTTTCCTCTTCAAACTTTAGGGGAAAGTCATAATCTACTGTATAATTTCCGGTAGCTGAATTTATCTCTGTAACGAGAGTCATTGCGTTATAGGGTGCGCTAGTGTTTAAAACTCCTTCACGTTTAAACATCAAAATATCAGCCTCTTTGTCGCTCTCTACTGAATACGATATTTTTGATACATACGCAGTATATCCAGTCGGAACGGTATAAGCACCTATCTGCGCCTCCGCTCTAGGGAATCCGTTATTCTCTATTTTAGCCCATACCGCACCGCCTCCGCTCTCTTGGATAGTTATATCGCCTTGATGGCTTCCTGCGCTTTGTGAGGCGTATGTACCACTTGAGGCAACATACCACCGGTAAAGACGTATAAGAGAGTCAGGCAATGCAACCGGAGTCGTACCATCTAACTCCACCACGTCAGATACCACCACCAAAGAACCGGATTGTACTTGTAAGCCTTCGTAATAAATTGTTCTAGCACCTGCGCCCAAAAAAGTATCATCGGCATCTGTACTCACTACCTCGAGCGCCGTATTGCTTGTGGGAGTTCGATAAAAGCCACTCAAACAGATAGGAACAAAAGTAGCACCAACGGCACTATTGCGCCCGAATTTCTGTATTACCGTATGACCGGGAACGTTACCTTTTGAGGCCTCGAGCGGAAAATCTAGCACCTTCTTATAGTAATCCCTATGCGAATTGTAGATATAATCCGCCCGGTTAACGAAAGTATTATTTTCGCGGAGCATTCGGCCGGTCGCTTTGTGCATATCATTTAATCCCACGTAACACCTTTTTTAATCGTTTAATGAGTTGAGGTTGCTCTGCAAAGAATGCCGGAAATAAAAACGGTTGAGCTTTTACGCCATTATGTAAAATCGACATCATGATCGGATATACTGCCTCCTCCGGTATTCCCTTTCTCTTTGCCCATAGCTTCAAACTAGCCTCAAAGTCTTTGAATGAGCCTCCGCCACCTTTAAATTGCATCGCATACCCCTCTAGTCCTGGAGGTATCTCGGTCTTTGACTTAGTACCAAACTCCATATAAGGAGCGTACTTTACATCGGTATATACTTCTCTCGATAATCCTCCGCCTCTCACATCAATGGAAGTCTTTAGCCGGTTACTCGCACCGGTTGGAACGTTTCTTTTAGCTTGAGCCTCAATCTTTCGAGCCGATGCCTCAATGGCCAATTCAGCTTTTACGCGGACCTCTTTCTCGGCGCTCTCTAGTTTATTGAGAACCCTGATTAAATCTCTACTATTAACGTCTGCCGTTATCATTCTTCTGCGCTCGCTATAAGTTCCGTAACCGCATTATCCTCTCCGGAGTTGATGGCATACTCGACATTGAGCTCTTTGCCATCGAATAATAATCTTAGTAGATGATCGTAGGTTGCTTTATTATATCCGGCGCTCACAAAGTCATCCCGGTATCGAGTTTTAATCCGGTACTTTGTTTTACCCTTCAATCCGCCCACTTCTAAGGCTTCCGTTCCTGATAGCGGAGTTACATTCGCCCATACTGTACCCAATGTGTTCCAGGTTCTAGTATTGCCACCCATCCCATCGGAGGAAAGAGAGTAGTACTGAATTGTAACCCTCTGCCTCATCATCCCGATGTTAATCTGCCGAGATTTGGTTTTCATAATCTTGCGTATCTCTTGAAGTGCTTTTTCGAGCTATTCGGCATTTCCGATACATTGCCCTCCACTACATCCTGCCTATCCTCGTAGTTGGAGGCCACTAGCTTTTTAAGTCCTAATGTAATACCGGAGGGAATAGAAGTATATCCGGCCACAAATACCACTTTTAAGCGTATTCTATCGTCGGGAACTTCCCATCCATAGACTGTGTCAATAACAAGAGTATCGCCGGTTAAATAATAATCCTCGTTGACTGTGAGCGTTGTTTCCGTTCCGCTTCCATCAATAGTCTTTACCGATGTGATACTTTGCACCGGATAAAGAGGGAGTCTTACTTCTTTACCATAATACTCATACTCAACCGTAACCGTTTTCTCTATAAGCTGGAATCCGTATTGCTCCTCTACAAAATCGATACTTTCGGCCACTAAGTCAGCAATCAAAGAGTCATCGGCGGAGGTATCAACTCGCATCCAAGCTTTAGCATCGGCCGTTGAAAGTACATCGGTTGAGGCATTATCTCCGGTATCAACTGTGGAATAAGTGAATGGTCCGGTCTTACCTTTGAATGGAGATTTAAGCATTGAGTTCCTCAACTAGTTTTTCGGCTTTGTACTTTGGAAGCCGGTCGATGATTTGGTTGTTCTTTTTCACGTAATACATCGTCTTTGTGGTTTCGTCTTTTTCCATGTACGCTTTAGCTTCTTTCGTATAAGCTCGTTTATCCTCTTTCGTTTCGTATGCTAGGCCTTTGTACAGAAGCTCGGCCATTGCCGTTTTATCGAGCTTGAGAGGATCATTCTTTTTGATGCGTTGATTTTTGTGGATAAAACTTCGTCTAGCTCGTAACATAATAGTAAGGTTTAATGAGAAGGATGGAGCGGAATCGAACCGCTCCAAGTTCCAAACATCCTTATGGTAACTTAAGAGTTACCTGCATTCGTGATGGCAGTTGTGAAGTTACCGAAAGCACCTGCATTAGGTAGGTACGTTGGTAAAGCCAAACGGCCTGCAACTTGTACGGTTACTAAGTCTTTTACCGCGTTGTCCTGATCTTGCTCGTAGAAACGAACAGAAACAGACTCACGATCAAAGAGAGTACATAGTTGAGCGAAGTCAGCCACTAAGAAGTCATCCGCATCTCCATCGGTATCGTTGATTGCGTTGGTAGCAATAACTGGTACACCTAAGATAGAAGGAACGCGAGTTCCAAAGATAACATCTTGAGGGAATATGTAACGACCTTCGGAGTCTTTGTTACGGATCATGTCGAAGTATCGAGATACAGACATCATTACCGCAGAAGGCTGGTAGTTACGGTTACGGATTTGCTTGATAGCTTCCAAAAGTACATCATACTCTTGAGCATCAGCATCGCCGGTATATTGGTCAAGCGCGTAATCGGTAGAGGTTACAGTAAGACCGTAAGTAGAATCGTATAAGTTGTACGCATCCTCTTGCTTCATGTACTTTTCCATACCACGCAAAGAGATATGAGAAGCTAGTCCGGCAGTATCATTTAGAGCCTCTTTAGAAACTCGGAAATGAGCGGAAATTTTTTCCACTACTGCATCAGTAGCAACCAAATCAAAGTCATTCTGTCCGGAGGCATCGCCTTCGGCAGTTATACCGGTATTGTCGGTAAAGTTGGTTTCTTTGATGTAACGGATTTTGTCCGAGTTGGTAGTACCTACTGGTAGGAACTGTCGAACGTGAACTCTACGCTCTGGATCAAACTTGAAGCCAGGAACATAGTCAGCTGGTACTACATCGCCGGTATAAGCACCTGATTCAGTGATTACCGCTTTCGTGTCCATAGTAAAGCCCGAAATCTGTCCGGCTTTGAAAGCCTCGATTTGGTCTTTTTTGCTTTCTAGTCCTTCCGCAAGAATGCTCTTCAATGATAACGGCTTGCTTCCACCGCCTAAACGGTTGTTGCCTTTCTCGATTGACTCGATTCTTTCCTTTTGAGAAGCAATTAACTCCTCTAGGTTTTTTATCTCGCTTTTGGTAGCCTCATCAGCTTCGCCAGATAATTTAACTTGCTCCTCTAGAGCGTTGTATCGGCTCTCTAGGGCTTTGGTTTGTTCGGCTAGTCCATCCTTTACGGAAGCCAAGCCTTCTTTCAATGTTTTTTCGATGTCCATAATTTGAACTCCTTTTCTATTTCTAGTTGGTTGTTGAATTGTTTGAATATCTCATCCAAATCGGCTTCATCCTCTTGAGAAGTGATTGGCTCGGCTTCCATCGTTTGAAGTGATTTCGTGAATGATTGCTCAAAGTTCTTAATGTGCATTTCTATCAGCCCGAAGGTTTCATCGGTATAATCGCCGGTATAAAATGCTTTAGATAATTTCTTGTATTGATCGAGTTGGTCGGCCATTGAGCCTTTGGCCATTCCGCCTTTGGCCATCTCATTTGCACCCCATGTAACGGTTGAGCCTTCCCACATCTTGACCTCTCGCACAATGTACGCCTCATCCTCGTTGGAGTAATCTCTTTGTACGAAGTTTATCCCAACTGAATGCTCTGTGAGTACTCCATCTCTGTATAATTTCAATACATCCGTTCCGAGTTGCGTGTCGGTTATGGCCGTTCTAAAGAATAATCCCTTCTCATCCTCAACCAACATACTAGGCTTACCCAATACTGTTAACGGATCGTGTTGGTATAAGTGCATGATACGCCCTTTACCGTTCGGACCGTTCTCTTTTATCGTCTTAGTATAAGCTCCCGGCATGATAATATCGCCATCGGAGTCTTTATAGTCGAATACGGAATAGTACCCCTCAATCATACGGCGCTCAACATCGACATCCTTTACAATGCCGGCTCTCTTTGTGATAAATGGATTCATACTTTTTGGTTTTGTTGATTCAGAGGTTTCTACCATCTTTTCCTCGTCAATTTGTTTTGATTTCCTTATCGCCCAATCTACACCCGAAGTACCACCCCAAGCATCCCACATCAAACCTCCGCATCCTTCATCATAGGGAACATCTTTGTGTTGTCGATGCCGGTTAAATGAGGCCATACGCTTTACGACATCCTCCGAGATAGCTTCTCTATTAGCAAGTTGCGTTGCCCTTCTCCATCCTACCGGAGTACCGCATCCTCTAGGATTACCGGATTCCTCCTTGTACTTTAAGGCTCGCCTCGCGTTGTTAGATGCACTCTTTGGATAATCAGTATAACTCATTCAATACTTTTTACTAAAAATACGGATTTTTTACGTTATTTTACAATTACCCTTGATATATTCCCAAAACCATTATATAAAACCCATGAATGAATTATTTGAGAGAGTCCAAGAGCAACTAGATAATAATTGGCCGGTATCAAAAGAGGATATTGAGGAGCTTCTCAATCTTGCGCATATCGCATCGCATATACTCGATCGGCTTGTTGACTCTGGGCAGGCTTTCCAATCTCTTCGTGATAAATAGTGCTTTTATTTTCTAAGTGCTGAATCCATCCCTTTTCGTGAGAGAGGCATATAATTTTCATTCTCTTTTTGGCTATCTCTTGCCCGGCCATTATATCCGACATTCTTTTGTGCTTCCATTCCTTCATATCGAACTTTATATCCTTAGTGTTGAATGCTGATACTCCAGTTCCCGGTATGTCCAACTCGTAATCTCCGTTCACATCTTTGAGGCATTGATACACCAAATGCCCTCGATAATAATCTAGTCCGAAGCCTAACATCTTTCGGCCATGAAAGGTAATCCAAGCACCGGGATATTTTTTCATTCCTTCTTTGATTCTCTCCACGTAATCAGGAGGATAAATCAAATCATCATCGCATGATAGGTATATACCCTCACTCTCCGGAAGCCAATAGAATTTTGAGTTGTCGGTATAATCCTCTCCGGTCATTACTTCGGCATCCTTCACATCGGGAACGTAATCATTGGCATATACCCGAACGGTATCAACTTGATGCTTTAGTGAGTCAATTACACCCTGCAAGGTATAACGCCGGGATTTAATCGTTGCTAGGTTGGCCGTTATCATATAGCTCTATTTTGAATGCGATGTAAAAAGTGATAAAAGCAATTCCCACTCTCCAATCTGCCCAAAAGCAAATAAGCGCCGTTAATATGTAAGATATTGATCCTAAAGTCTGCATATAACATCTCCTTTCGTGTATTGCATTTTATATCCTTGTTGTAAAAGTCTTTTGGTAATAACCTCAATCTCTTTTTGATTCGATAGTTGATTGTTCTCAAATTGAATCATTTTTGGCAATATACCAACTGTATCGAGATAATCATTGAGGATAATACAGTCGTGTCCTTCTGTATCTATCTTTAAGAATTGTATTTTCTCGATGTTGTACTTATCGATTAGAGATTTAATGCGGACAACCTTTACCTTATCGCATTTGATAGGGCTAATATTTCCATATTCCCTCTGTAAGGCATCAACCATAGAGGGATGAGGCTCTCCTATCATGTTACAACCTTTGAGCCATTGAGGGAGATTTAAAGCATCAACATCATCCGGATTCATATAATACATTTCCACCTCTCCCTCAAAATTGGAAACCGCAACATTCTCTTTTCGGCATTTAGGCAACGAATCAAAATAAGGCTTAACCGGCTCAATAAAGAGTCCATCTTTTTTACCGGCCATTGTACGAAAATTCGATGTGCCTATTTCGATAATCATTTTATAACTTTCGGTTATTATAATGGCGAATAGTCATAACTATTGGTCAATGAGAGGTGTTTTTATTCGGAGTTCTGGGTGCATCATTGATGGATGATTGCCATGCTTAACCAATGACTTTTTAGGGATATACATCGCGAC